GTGCCAAATGGCAACCATAGCCTTACTGTTTGTTATTGGGTTAAATAGTTCGTCGCAGCTGGTCAAAATGCCTTGGGCTTGTAACCACCCGGTAGGCCAGTACGTCGAGGGTTTGCACCAAAAGTAGTTAATTTGGTAAACGCCAGCGCTACCGCCCATTGTGTCGGTGGCGTTAAACGCGTCGCTTGTGCAACGGCTTTCACGTACGGCAACGCGTAGGGCTGTTTCTAGTTCGCTTGGCGGTAATCCTGCTGCTAGGGCTAAAGTCGCAACCTGCGAGCATGTAGTGACCAATGCGGGCAATGTGGTGCTAGTGGTTGTGGTGGACGGTAGGACGGCTGGGGCAACCTGTGGGGTTGGCTCGGGGGCCTGTGCATTACTAAAGCCCAACGCCACCCAAAGCACGCAAATTAGGGCAATTATGCCTGTGGTTATCTTGTGGTTAAGTTTAAAAATCATGTGTTATCGACTTTCCATTTGGTAAGGGTCGCCCCACGTGCCGTACTCGGGTCTTTTAAATGCCATTTGGACGTGTAGGCAATCAAACGTTTTAGGGTCTCTGAATAGTTGAACCATCACTTGTTGACCCGTTTCTAGGGTTGTGATGTAACACTCGTAAATAAAGGTTTGTGGCTCTGTCATATTTCGGGCTTTCCGTCGGTACAAAAACCCTAGCCAATGATTGTTACGCGGTTGTGGATACCTCAAACACGGCTTGAAATGCGGCTTTTACGGCTTCGGGGTTGTCTGCCATGCCGGGTGCAATTTCTATGTGCCACCAATCGCCACCGGGGGCGCCGCTAACTGTTTTAGTTTCGTACGCTTTCCATGCTTGCCGATCACAACGCCAAGCACGCCCAAACGGTTGTGGCCAATAATCGATAACCATTTGCACGCCTAATGTGTTGGCGTTTGCTACAACTTTGTCAATAAATTGTTTAGACGTGTTACGCCCTGTTGCTACGCCTTTAGTGTCCATTTTCCTATACGACAAATCCATAGCGCGCCCTGTCGCATGTACTGACAATGTGCCGGGCTTTGATCGAACGTCGCGTTGCCCGTAGGTGCCGTTATTCCATAGCGCGCCACCCGAATACTTGGCAGCTTGTCTTACCCATTCCTCGGTGCCGGGGCGTTTGGCGGGTGCTGGGCCATCGCTATTGCCTAGGTAATCTCGAGCGCCGACGACACCGGGTTTGGCTTTAGCAATCATTGTTTAGCCTTCGGTTGGTGTGCCGGGTTTGCTTTTAAGGCCGTTAGACGCCACAAGGCCGCTTAGGGTGCCAGTCAAAAACACAAGCAACGTGCTTAAAAGGTCAATTAGTTGGGCGTCGGTCGGGGCTTGTTCCGTAGGCTGATCTACAAACAAAATTCCGTATATAAATGCCATGACGGTAAAAGTAAAACACAATGCCATAATACGGCCTACAAAAACAATTAGGGAAGCGTGATGTTGTTCAGGTGTTTTATTCACAAGAGGCCTTTGTAAAACATTGATATTCGATATTAGTTTTTGAAACGCTGCAAGCACTACAAGCCCACCAAACTACGACAATAAGTATTGCGTAACCAATAAACGGACGCCATTTCATCACTCAAAAGTCACTACTGGCGGTGCTGTAAAATCTTTTGTAGTTGGGTTGTATGTGTACCCAATGCCAGCATAAGTTTTGTTTGGCAAGTTAATAAAAGTTTCCACCCAAACACCAGGGTAACGCTCTGGGTTTTCTTCTAAAAATTCACGGGTAACAACGTGCACATTTGTAACTATGTTGTTGTCGTCAATTTGTGCAAAATATTGCGGCAAACTCATGCTTTAAACCTTACATAAACTACGCCGCTACCGCCTGCACCACCGCTTGCGTTAAAACTTCCACCGCCACCGCCGCCTTTGTTGGCTGTGCCTGCTGTTCCTGTTCCACCTGTACCGCTACCGCCTGCACCGCCACCGTCTGACGCTGAACCGCCAGTAGTACCCGAACCGCCACCACCGCCACCGATGCGTGTTGTGTTTGCAGCTTGTCCAAGCCATGCAGAAACGTCTACGCCTGCGCCACCTGCGCCGCCTGTTGTGCCTGCGCCTGCAGCACCTACCGCTCCTGCACCGCCACCGCCACCGCCAAAGGCTTTAGTTGCTGTTGCAAGTCCACCGTTAAAGCCGATACCGCCGCCACTTGCACGACCTACTGCGTTAACGTCACAAGCGCCACCACCTGAACCGCCGTCATTTCCGCTAACGCTTGTAAGTGCTGAAATGACAAAACCAGCGTTGCCACCACCAGCAACAGAAACCATACTGCCAATGCTTGAACCGGCGCCGTTATGTCTTTCTGATTGCCAGTTGCCGGCACCACCTGCGCCAATTGTTACTGAATATGTTGCGGCGTTTAAATAAACGGTTTGCGAAATATAGCCACCTGCACCGCCGCCGCCTGCATGGGCGTTATTTGAACCGTTACCGCCGCCGCCGCCGCCTGCAATTGCTATTACGTCAAAAAGTCCGGCGCGGGAAACAACTAAGTTGTTATCGCTTGTAAAACTTAACAGCGTGTAATTTATTCCATCGCTAGTAATACTTGACGACGTGCCGCCTGTTGCTGCACCATAGGCAGCGCCACCGCTAAAAAAAATAGCAGCACTAGCACTTGTGAAATACAAGGTGCCACCTGCCCACGTGCCTAACGCTAGTGATGATGCGGTTGTTACTGTGCAAGTACCGGCCGTAATAGTGCAAGTACCGGCACCAATGTTTTGAATAAAGAGAGTGTCACCGGCAGCGAACAAACCGCTATTTACGGTAATGGTTTTGGCGGTTCCTGCATTCATTACAACGCGTGTACCCTTGTCGGCGGCCACCAGGGTGTAACTGTCTGTTTTAGTTGAAACTGTCCAGTTGTAATCGTTTGCCTGCAAACTGTCCATTTGCGCTGCGGTTAAAACCTGCCCGGCGGTAAAATCTTGAATAGCCATAGTTTTAGCCTAGATCAACCCAACACGTTTAGCGCGTCAATAATTCCAAATTCGGCGTTGTCAAGTATCAGTTCGTAAACAATCGTGGTAGGGCTGGTAAATAGCATCATGCGGTGCCCGTTTAATGTGATCTCATGCTCGACGCCCTCAACCGCTAATTCTTGGGCAAGTGTCGTTGTCGTGTTACCCGTAACAAACGTGCGTTCTACGCTTACGGTGTCGCTAATGTCCACCACGGCCACGGTGTCGCGCTGGGTCGCGGTTAGGGCACCAAATACGGTTTCTACGCTGTTGTAGCGCGCTTCGGGTGTGCCGTTCAAAAGGTAGGTTGCTGCGGCGGCGACTTCGGCGTCGTCTAACAGGCTGTTTGTAATGCTGTTGGTTTGCACAAAATAGGTTGCTTGGCTGGCGAGATCGTCGGCGGTTGCGTTGTGGCCGTCTAGGTTTTCTATGTAAACACGGTTAATTACCGCGTCTGCCTCAAATGTGATACCTAAGCCGTCGTAGGGTGTGCCTACGCCATTGTCAACAAATGAAACCACCGGGGCGCTAAGGGTTGTGCCTATGCGTGGGGTAAAGGTCAACACCCCATCGCGTGCCACAAAAAAACGGCCAAATTCTGCGGTTTGGTTTATTTGTAGCAAATACCCTAAAACGTTGGTGCCAGCAGGAACGGTAAACGCTGCGTTGTGGCCTAGGTCTACGGTGCCCGGGTCAATGTTTCGAGCTGCACCCGTCGGGTAGTCAACTTCGGGTAGGTCTAAAACAGTTTCTATGCGTTCGCCTGATGTTTCAACCGTAACGTTTAATTCGTCCATAAACGTTTGGCTAAGCAAATAGAAATTGTCGCTACAAAATACGGTCACGGTGTCTATTCCGTCTAAAGCAAAGTTGTAGTTGTAGTTGACTACACGGCCACGGTACAAGTATTCGGGGTTGTCGTTGTCGTCGTAACGGATTAACTCAACGGCGCGCAATGGGGCAAGCCCGGGTAATGCGTCGGGCGTGTTATAAAACGGCCCTGTTTCGTCAAACGGGTTAAAAATCCCGTCAACGTCGTTAATGGTAAATGTCATGGTGCCAGCACCAAACTGGTCGCCAATGTCGCGCCTACCGCGCTTAATGCTTATTTGTGTTGCGCTGTCGGTAATGTCGGCAAAGTCGCTACCCGGGCCTAATGGAAACGTGCCGTCTAATAAACCTTTTAGGTCGCTGTCAAGGGTAAAACTGTTGACGTCGTAGCCCGTGTCAACCAGTAGGGAATAGTTGCCGGCTTGCGCGATTGCGGTACCGGGCATTACCTGTAACCAACCGTCGGTATTTCTAGCGGGCCTGTTTGACGTGCATACGCTTTAAGGCTGTTGGTCACGACCTTGCCAATTTCGGCACTTGTCGCTAGCCCGCCGTTGACGTTTACTGTTACTGGCGCGCCGCCTGTTCGCGCTGCCTTGGCTTGGTTGACGCTGGCAATGCTTGAGGCCGTGGGTGCTGGGGTAGCAATCGTTTGGCCGGCTGTTATCTGCGTAAAGGCAATGTCGGTTTGTGCTTGCTCTAACAAGTTTTCTAGGCGCTTAGTCGTTAGTTTCGGGTTTGCTAAAATCTTTTCGTACTTCGCTAGGACGCTTTCTAAGCCCGCAACTAAAGCGCTGCCTTGGTCTACACCCGCTTGGTAAAAACGGCTCGCCGTATCAAGCCCTAACTTGTCTGCGACGCCTTTAACGGTGGCTACCAACTCGTTTACACCGCCCGGGCCTGTAATGGCTTCCTGACCGCCTGCGATCAGTTCGGTAGAGATTGCCGCGCCAGCCTCGGCGCCAGCGTCCAAAACCGATTGCAACGCTTGTTGGCTAAGCCCACGTTGTAACAACAAATCTATGTTCGTTGCGTACTGTTTTACGCCCTCTACTTGGTCGCGCAACCCTGCCAAAAACCCGCCGCCCGTTTCCTCGCCCGCTGCTTTAGCGTCGGCAAAACTAAACGCCGCACTAATGCCGTCGGCTACGGATTGCCCAAAATCGGTAAATGCCTCTTGGGCGTCTGTTAACTGGTCTTTTGCACCCTCAAGCGCGTCGGTTAGTTTGTCGCTAATTACGTCGTAAAGTTCGTTAATTGCTTTAGACGCGCCACCCGTTTTTACTTCGGTGTCTTTAAGGCTTTTGTTAAATTCGTGTGCAGCGTCCACGCCTCGAATATGTGCAGCTGTTGACCGCTTTAAGTTTTCGTTGTAAGCGCCCGTAACCTTTTCGGCCTCAACGGTGCTACCAACAAGTTGCGTAAGGTTAAACAAAAACGGGTAAAGGCTGTTGGTTGCTTTAAAGGCTTGGGTAGCAATTTCGCCTAAACCGTTGCCAATCATGCTAAACGCTTTAGGGTTACGGCGCACCCAATCGCTAATAGACAACAACGATTGCGTAAAGTCTTCCATTAACGGCAACAACTTTTGCCCTAATTGCGCTTGTATGTTTGCAAACTCGGCGCTTAACGTACGTTGGCTATTTGCTAGTCCGTCGCTGGTTCGTAAAAAGTCGCCTTGCGCGTCTGTTGTCTGTTTATAGATCGCGGCTTGCGCTGCCAAAATCTTTTGTTGCGCGGTAAGCGCGCCCTTGCCGTCGTAAATGCCAAGGTTCAAAGCCTCTTGTTTTAATGTTGCGTCGTTAAGCAAAACACCGAAACGGCGCAAAGGTTCGGCTTCGCCACGCAACGCGGCACCAATAGCCTGTACGGCTTCCTCGGGGCTTGTGTTGTTAAACGACGCAAGGTCAGTTGCTAGAGCCGTAAAGTCGTTGCTAAATACCGCTAAGTCTTGACCTACCAAACCAGCTGCTTTACCGAACGTACCGAAAGCCCCGGCAGCGTCCAAAACCGATTGCTTGGATTGGCCCATGCTTCGAGCGGCGCTCGCTGCGAACTTTTCTACGTCACTAGCGCCTTTGCCAAAAATAACGTTTACTTTTGACATGCTTTCTTGCAAGTTTGACGCCGCGGTAATCGCTGGCCCAATAACACTCTTAACGGTGCCAAACGCAATAGACAACCCGCCAACGGCACCCGCAACGGCTTGCGCGCTAGTACCAAACTTTTTTAGTTGTTTGTCGGCAGCTTGGATACCGGTATTAACAAACGACGTAATGATCGGTATGTTAATTGCCATTATTTAATCCTCTGCTTTAGTTGCGTGTTTGTGCGTTTTTCAACGTCGGCTATAACCGATTGTATGTCTTGTTGCACGGCGTCACGGTTTTTAGTAACCGCCTTGTCAATAACACGGGGTTGCCCGCCTTCCTCTTTTGTAAGGTTCGCGACAAACAAGCTGCTTACGTTTCGCCCGGCATGGTCATAGATCACGCCAGCGGGGTCTGTTGATTGCACTACCATAAGCCGGTAAGGCTTGGCACCAAAAACTACCTGTTCGGTATAACCACCACGGTTAAAATCTACGTATCGTTCACGGCTCGGGCGTACACCTACCTTTATTTTGTAGCCTTTTTGTACCTGATCGGTTCGCCATGAAGTCTCACGGCCACGCACTAGGTTGCCTCGAGCCATGCCGGAAAGCGGGGCGCCGTTACCTTTGCTGTTGTCGTAATGGGCCACCATGCTGCGGGCTTCGCTGAGGATTATTTCACCGCTTCGCTTAATGCGCTTAGTTATTTGGCGCCTATACGACGGGTCTATTTTGTGCAATAGCGCCAAGGTTTCTTGAATACCTTTTACCTGTAAAACTGGTTGCGCCATACGGTTACCTTTTGTTTCGATCACCCAAAACTTTAGCCACCGTTGCTAAGTCTTGCGCGTCAAATACTTGCGAATACCAATGCGGCGCCCACCCTGTTGCAACTAACAGTTCGGCTAATTGCCGTCGGTAGGTACCGCTTGGGTAGGGTTTGGGGCCTCTTGTGCGGTTACCTCAATGTTGGTTACCTGTTGACAATATTTGTCAAATTCGGACGGCACAATAATTTTTGCTTGCTTGCTTGCTTCCCACGCCAAAAACAACAAATCCTCAACACCAATACCGTTTGCCATGTCTGCCGCTTTGCGTTTAAAACGGCGTTCCCATAGCACAATGGTAAAAAGGTTTGTGCTTACCGAATAGGTGCCTTCGTGGTTGGTTACTTCAAGGGTTAATTGCATGTGTGCCTTCTTTCGTGTCGGGCCGATTGTTCGGCGCTAATTATGCTACGGAGTACTGTCCCCCGACAAAAGTAATATCAATTGTCGAAAGCTCGCCCAAGGCCGCGTTCACGACAGGCATTTCAAGCAACGCGCAATTTTGTAACGTAAAGAGTTCACCTGCAGCGTCAACTACGACGGTGATGTCGTCGTTGCCAACAAGCGCGGCCAACGTTGCGTAAGTCTCGGTTGCTGCGTACGACTGGTAAAGGGTCAAGGTCACTTCGTGGTTGCCCAATCCTGCTTGGTACTGGCGCGACGTCTGACCAAAAGTCGTGTATTCCAACTGGTCAAAACGGTGCGTAAATACGGCTGCGGTGCATTGGTCGGTTAACGAAACGCTGTTAACGGACACGCCGGGTGTTGCTAGGTAGGTGCTGGTTGCCATGGTGTTTAACTCTCTTTCGTTGCTTTCTTATTTTTAGCACCTTTTTTTGGTGCGGGTGTGGATACTTCGTCGGGTTGCTGGTCGTTTACTTCGGCAATGAAACCGCCCCACAATAGGGCCTCTACGTTTATGCCAGGCTTGGGTTCGTACTCGGTGCCAACCTGGCCTAGTCGAGCGCTTTTAATTATGTAATACATATAACCGCCTTAAGCCGTTTGGGCTTGCATTTCAATAGTGAGATCATACGCCGCTAATTCGCTACCGCCGATTATTGCAATGGTCGGGCGCCCGCTGGTCACCGCCACGTTTTTGCCTAACACTTTGGCAGCCATGTTCATAAGGCTGCGTTGCGCGTCAAGGTTGCCCGGGCCAAGGGTAATTAGGCGTACGGGAAACGTGATTTTTACAATGTTGTAGTTAAACGCTTCAAACGATGGGGCGTCAATAAATGCACACGGTGGCACAATGTTGCGCGGGTCATTGACTACCTGCAACCCTGTAACGGTTTGTAAGGTTGCTGTAAGGTCGTCTAAGGCCTCGTTAAAAAGGTCTGTGTATGCAACAGGCATTAAAACACCGCGGGCCTGTCAATGCCCAACAATTGTTTAATCATCGGGCTAAGGCCCATTGACCCGCCAGCTGCTAAACCGTCAAACCCTGCAAAG